ATCATGAAAGTTCCCGTATTTTAACTAATTTGTATTAACGTGCAAGAGCGTTTTGAATTTCTTGCTCGGGCGTGAGCATGTTGCGCTGGAAGGCGCGCGTCTTTGGACCCTGACCACCAGTGCTGACAGGTCGGGCTTTGCGAAACTGTTCTTCCAGAGTTTCCAGCAAATCCACCATCTGCTCACGCTTCATCAAAGCATCTTGTTTTGCGCGTTCAGTGGTTGCGCGGGCAGCGATGTCCTCAAACGCCTTGGCTTTTTGTTGCGCTTTGGTGATTGTGTCCTGCACCCAAGCGCGATCTTGCATCTTGGCTGCGATGGCTTTGTCGCTCAACGCCTTCATGCCCGGTGCAACCTCGGCCAAATCAACGGTAGTTTTGTTCCACGCAATCCGCTGCTCGGCTGTCATCAGCGCAGGCGACTTACCAGACGCCAACAGATCGGCAGCGCCTGCCAAGTTCTTACCGGTGCTCTCAATGATCTGGATGTCGGGCGTAGCGCCACGAAGATTCGTGTCAACAGGCACGAGTCTGCCAGTAACGGGGTCCAGATCGAAGGTTTGACCGCCACGGGCTGGTTGACGTGCCGCAGCTTCAGCAGCCGCTGCCTGCCCCTCGGCCTGCTGACCTAGTGTGCGAGACATCGCAGCACGTCGAGCGTCTTCGGCGCGCAGCATGTTTAAGGTGCCTTGCGCGCTAGGTGCAGGCAGCTGGGCCGGGCCGGGCGCAAAGCCGGGCGTAGTAACGCGGGGGCCGTACTGGTTGGGCTGCATCACAAAGTTGGGCTGGTACGGGCCTTCGCCGGGACCAAGCACTTCCACAGGCGCTTCGTATGGGACAAGCGCGCGGTTCTGCGGGATCGGCTGCATCGACGCGGCCAACTGATTGACCGGAATGCGCGCGTCGCGCAGGTTCAGGCCAGCTTGGTAGCCTGGTGAAGCTATGCGCCGCGCGGCCAGAGCACTGGTTGCTTCACCCGCAGCGCCGCCCAGCACGCCGCCCAAGATTGAGCCGGTCAAACCAAACTGCGAACCCACCAACGCGCCCGCCGCGCCGCCGGCACCGGACCGGCTCAAACGAGGTGCGCTAAAGAAGCCAGGTGTTGGCTGAGCGCTGAACACGTCGGGGAAGTTACCGGCGATCTTGCCCAACGATGCAATGTCGCCCGTCAGCGCGTTGTCCTTCGACGTGATGCGGGCGAGTTTGCCAACATCTACCATGCCGGTGTTCAGGTCTGTCGCGCCTTCATAAGCGTACGTGCGCGCCATCTTTTGACGGGCGTCGCGGAACTGGCTCAACAACTTTGGGTTAAAAATGCTGCCGTCGATCATTGACTCCAGCTCGGTCGCCACTTTAAGGTTGGTGTCCGCAACGTCCAGCGCCTCAGTGGTGGCTGATTTGTTGTTGTAAGTCTTGCGTGCGCGCTCCCGCAGAACACTGATGTTCTTGAGCAGCTGCTCGCCGGTCAGGCCGGTCTGTGTCTTTGCGATTGCGTCGTCGACAATCTTGCTGATGGCTGGCGCGTATTCCTTGGCGCCGATCACGTCCAGATCAGCACGCAGCGCTTCCAGCCGCTGAACCATCGCGTCATCTGCCTGCTGGATAGGCAGCTTTTTGACTTGTTCGTAGGGCGCGGCCACCTGTGTGCGCGCCTGCTGGAACGCCTTTGGGCTGTTGAGCTGCGTTGTGAGCGGCAAATCCATATCGCCAAGCGCCACGTTACGCACTTGATTTTTGTTGGCGTTGGCCAGCGCTTCAGGAGCGCGGGGGCCCGCGGCCATCGCGGTCAATCTTGTGCCTACGCTGGATTCAATGTCAGTTGGGTTGAGCACAATCTTCAAACGCTGCGCTTCGGCCGCTGCATCAATCTGCGGGCCACGGGCGTAGTCTTCCAACGACTGACGCTCGCGCTTGGCTTGCGCGCGCGCCTCAAACGGCATCTTTGCGCCGATAACGGCTTTCTCAATCGCCGGTGCAACCGTTTGTTGGACCGTACGGGCCACGGGCCGAGCTACCGCCGGCGCAGCCAAAGTTGCAGTGCCCAAGTAGTTTTCAATGTCTGACTGCGGAAGGCCAGTCTTACCCGCAATCCATTTGGCACCTTTTTGGAAGTTCTGGCCAATGAAGTCGACCAGCTGACGGCCAGCCTCTTGCTGGTACTCGGGTGTTTCGGTAACACCAAACGCGCGGCCAACTGGCGACTCAACAGCACCTACCAAGCGGGCGGTCGCCGCCTGCGCTTGTTCTGGCGAGCGGCCCAAGCGGGCCAGTGGGTAGCCCACTTGCTGCGCAACGGCCGGCAGAATGCCGCCGACGGTAACGTCGGCCAGCGAGGCTGCGCTGCGCCCAAGCTGCGTCAGGAAGCCTGGCTCTCGACGAGCGCCGGGTATCCCAGATGATTGACTGGGTATGAGATCGTCATACCCAGATACAGGCGCAGCTTTAGCTGGGATCAGATCGTCGTATCCAATAGCCATTTACAGCTCCTGGCCAGTGTTTTGTTTGAAGCGCGCACGCACGGCAGCAGCAGGTGCACCCGCAGCAATTGCCGCGTTTGCTGCTGCGCGCTCTTGTGCAGCGTTTGGTGCAGTGGGGGCAGGTGCTGGGCGGTTTCCTGGAATTTGCGCTGCGGGCGACGCTGCGCCTACCGCGTACTTCTTGAGCGCTGGGCGGTCAAACAGCGACTTGCCGCCTTCGCCAGCAAACCACGCGTCTTCGGCGCCGTTGAAACTGCCTTTCCCTGGCCCTTTTTTCCATTCCGTGTAGAAATTGCGCTGTTCGATGTCGCGGCGCAGTTGTTCTCTTGCAAGGTCCAAAATAAATCGGTTGGCGTCTTTGGTCTTGCCCAACTCTGCACCAATCTGTTCAATGCGGCGCGCGTCCGATTCGGTCTGCGGGCCTTTTTGCTCAAGCTGTTTTTGCAGCACAGCTGAAATGGCGTTGGACTGGAACGTCTGTGTGTCGGTGGCAAACTTTTCCGCGTCTTTCACACCAAGCGCGCCAAGCACTCGAGCGCCCGCAGCTTTGGCGTCTGTCCCAAAGCCAGTGTCAAGACCTTTGTTCAATGTTGCCAAGTTAGCCTCAATCGACGGCAGTGTTCTAGCCGCCACAGACGCTTGCTTGGAAATGGCGTCGAATTGGCCAACCAGCAACTTACCAAACTCACCGGCCTCGGCTTTTTCCTGCACGTTGGTGATGTTGGTGACAGGCTTACCGGCCTGCGCAATTTCTTTCTTTTGCGCAACCACAGCAGCAGGCAACGGCACATCTGCAAACGTACCAACGGTAGACGCAGCGCCGCTAAACGGAGACACGCGCAAAAGATCGGTTTGACCGCTGCGGTTAATCTGTTGCAAGGATGGCTTCAACTCACCTGCGGTTGCGCCTTGGCTTGCAAGGTACGCCCCGCGTTCGGCCAAAGGAATGCTCAGTAGACGATTCGTGTTTCGCACAACCTCTGCTTTTTCTTGCTCGTTGAATAAATCAGACTCCAACACGTCTTCCATATGCGAGGTAATGTTGGCGTCAGATGGCCTGCCGCTAATGTCGCGCTGCGCTTGCTGGAATATTTTCTTTCTGGCAGCAGCAGCCGTAGCTTGCGAAGACTGCGCGGAGGCCTTGCTGGCCGACGCTGCTGCTGCGCTTGCGTCTGCTGCGCTGCGCTCTTTGCGATATTGAATGCCCAACTGAGGGCTGACCCTGAACAGTTGGCTTTCGTAATCTTCGGCTGTGGGGTTCAACTGGCGCAGCGCGTTGCGCTCTTGCATAGCCGCTTGCGCTTCTTGCATCTTAAGGGCGTTCAACTCCTGCGCTTGACGCCCGCCTTGGATCTGTTGAATTTGCGCAAAATCTGCCAGCGCGTTGCGCGGCTGAAATTCGGGCAAACGAGCGCCCAGTGCGATGTTGGGGTTAACAAGTGCCATGATTGATCCTTATGCGCTAGTGCCGTAGCTAAATTGTGCGTATGGGTCTTGGTACCCTATGCCGCCTCCACCGCTTCCGCCGCCTCCACCGCCTCCACCGCCTTGGTTGCCAATCGCCCGACTAAGCAGCGCGTTTTGCTGTTGCTGCTGGTTGTAGTTCATGTATTGACCCAAAGCGCCGGTCAAAGCGTTGGCCTGGCCAACGTACCCAGACGCTCGGGCTTGACCGGCAGCACCCATTGCTTCGCCAACATTGGAAGCCATTGATTGACCCGCAGCGCCCAGCACATTGGTTGATGTCTGACCAACGCCGGCCAGCGATTGCAACGGATTTAGACGCGCGTTGCGTTCAGTTTGGTAACGGTTGAAAGCGTTCGTGTATTCTTGCGATCCAAGGTCTTGCCCAAAGCGTTGGATGCCTTTGAGTGTCGCGCCCGACAGCAGACCACCACGGGCCGCAGCAGATCGCTCCAAACCCTTCATACCTTCGGACATGCGGAAGGCATAGCCGGGGTCAGCTTGAAACTGCTCCATGCCAAATGGCGTATACCTAGACGCTGCCTCAAGTTCTGGCAACGCTCGTACCCCCGCTTCGCGGAAGGGGGCTTGCAACTCGACTTGTCGTTCAAATTGTTCACGTTGCAAATCCGCTGCGCGGTCTGCTGCACCAGCTTGAACGTCTGCTGCTTTACCGGACGCTCGGCTGCTTACAACCGAACCCACAACCATAGCACCTGCTACCCATCCAGACATAACAATTCTCCTTCTAACGCAAGGCCAAAATTGACCCGCATGGACGCCCTGTAATCAACAAGCAGTTCGTCACCTGCTCGTATTTTACGCATTGCAACCGCATAAATATCATCGCCGACTTTTTTGGGCGTGATGTTGGGATTGAGTGAGTGGTTGATAAACCGACCGGCAGGCGTTCGTTTGCCATCAATGCGTCCCGGACACACCACTTCACCCGCTTCAAAATCTTTGGTTGCAAACAACCCTTTACCGTGAATTGGCGATTTACGCAACTGCGTAAACACCCCCTCTGGCATGTCCATCAAATCATATTCGATGTGGACAATACTGTCCATTTCATCCTGCGTCATACCCATCTGATGCAAAAAAGCGCCGTAGTCAATTTTGGCTTTTTGCACCTCGGTCCTGCTGTCAGCAAGACCACAATCGGGTGCCACGTACAGCCGGTCTTCCAGCACCGCCAGATCAGTGCAATCGTCAGGGTTAGGGTAGACATCGACCCAAATTACTTCGTCCTCAAAAACCCGACCCGCGCGTTGCATTCCTGCCTTGGCGTCAAACTCCAACGGGCCGGTCAAAACCTTAATTCCATTGTCCGTGTTGACAGCAATTTTGCCAGCTTCGAGTCGTACCTTGTAATTCGTCTTGTGCTCTGCGCCAGTTAAAATTGTCCACGGCGGGATTGTGATCTTGCGCTCGTAAACACCGGGTTTAAAAACGTGCTCGGTAACGATGACAGCTTGCGGCATTTTCAGCAACTCGTGTTGCAACGCCTCCACTTTTTTACGCATGACGACAGCAGGGGCTTCAAACCCCTTACCGTAAGTCACTGTCATTTGCATCAGGTCACCTCACGCCCGCTGACCCGCATGTTGATGGCGGTAGCGGTTCCAGCGATTGTACTGATGAAGTCGCCAGGGTTCAAAACCTGTCCTACCAACTCGGGGAACGTGTAGACCTCGGACGGCTGAAGCGCCTTGGTCTTGGTAATCAGGTTGCTGTTGCCAGCAGAGCCTGCGGTTGTGACCAGGTTGACCGAGATCGTGGCAGCACTGGCGCTGTAATTGGTCGCAGTGAACTTGTCGATGATCGTGGTCACGCCGGTTGCGGTGTACTGGGTTGTTTGGCTGTTTGCGACATCTTTCGATGGCACAAGGTTTTTGACGGTGACTGTCATTGGATACCCCCGATATTGTTTGAGACTGTGAGAATGATAGACGGGATGCCGGGGACAGGTGCAGTCGCTGGCACGGAAAGAAGTTCAACACTCAGGCTGGTCGTTGAAAACATCATCTCAACGTAGTCGCCAGCGTTGAGGTCGAAAAAGTAATTCAGTGACGAAAATATCTCTGCGTCATTGCCCTGAATCCTGATCTGGCTGGCGCTGTCTGGCACGTCTGTGCCGTTGAGCCTAAACCAAAAGTAGAACTCAGCCAAGCCGCCACTGGTCTTGTCCAACTGAAACGAAGTGTCAAAGTTGTAGATACCCGGTGTGTCCACGTACACCCTCGATGTTGGGGTGCCCAAATACACGCCATTGCTCAAGTCAGTGGTGTTGAACGTGATCGCCTTGGCCGTGTTGATCGTTGTCGCAGTCTGGGTCGTGGTGTCGTAGAACGACCCGTACCGCGAACGCTCAAACTGGCGCGGAGGCGGCTGCACTTGTAACGCATCTACCTGCTTTTGCAACTCGGCTGTCAGTTCGGTGCAAGGGCACTCGATCTGTTTTTGCAACCCGTCGATCTGCTTTTGCAACTCGGCGATCTGGTCAAGTGCGCTTTCCTGACTTGGCTGTGTTTTGAGCGAATCAATGCTGATGACGATCTCGCCAAAGTCCTCTTGGGTGGGCATGGGTGGCCCCACTTGCAAGTCGATCAGCGATGCCGTGTTCTGGCCGCTGCCGGTCAGCACGAACAGACTTAGGAAAAAGCGATACCACTCACGCGAGACAAGGCCAGTCTTCGGGTCCAGCAAAGGAACCCGAGGAGGCGTGATGTTGGTCAGTTGTGCGGTTGCCATTACGCGACAGTCGGACTGAGGATAAGTTCAGCGCCCATGATGGCAATCTTCACGGGGTCGGTGCCTGACAACTCGTACACCCGGTCACGCAGCTTGAGCGTCATGCCCAAGCGCCTCCAAAATGTACGGCGTCCATAGGCACCGATTGGACCCAAAGATGTCCAGTGCTCGTTAGACCATGTGTGTCCACCGTCATCGCTCCAGCGCAGCATGACCTGGGGGTCGCTGCCCTGCCCAGTGTTCAGGCCAACACCGGCCTCACAGTTGAGTTGAAGGCTGTGCTGCGCAGTGCGCTTGAAGTTGTTCTGGCCCGTGGGCAGTGCCCGCCATGTGCGATACCACTTTTGAATCTGGCCGTTGTCCGAGTAATCCTCAAGATCAAAGGCGTAGATGTTGCCAGTCTGGAAGTCACCGACAACGATCTCGTTGTTGAACGCCATCTGGCAGTTGCTGCGGTGACGGGTAAACTGCCCGTTCTCAAACCCAGCCCTCTCGTGCCATGCCTGCGTTGCCACGTCATACACCCATGTGGTGTTGGCCGATGGGAAGATCAGGACGTAGAAAGCGTGACCGTCTTGCTGGTACGTGTACCCGAAGGCATCGGTGATGTCAGCATACTGCTGAATCTGCCACTCGACAGCGTGTGTCGAGATGCGGGTGCCCGTGTAGCCGTTGGCCCGGTAAACGATGCCCTTGCCACGGGCGTCAGAACCCAGCCAGAACACGCCATTGTCGAGTTTGGCAAGCGAGTAGGGGGAGATGCAGCCAATCTCGTTAAAAGCGCCTTGGATGCGCTGCAACGGAAAGTCTGCTGTCCCGGCGTTGTACCAAACCTCGACCGAGTTGGTGCCCAGCACCCACACTTCGCGGTGGTCAACGATCAAGGCGGTTATGTCGTCAGGCGCACCCTCGGCGCTTACAAAATCCAGCGGGTCCACGGACAGGCCGTCCAGCAGGCTGGTGATCCAAAGGCGCTGGCTGTTTGGCTCGTTGAACACAAAGTAGCCGTCCAGATAGCCCACGCTCACTGCGCCGGGAAAGTCAGGGTCGGTGATCTGCTGGAACACGTTGGTCGTGTTGTTGTAGATGTAGCTTGGCCCGTTGGCTGCAATGAATACTTGGTTTCCATTGTCAGCGATGCTCACGGGGCCAGTGCCCGCTACGGTGCCCAGCAAAGTGGGAGCGTAGTTCGTGTCGATCTTGAACAACTGGTTGCCCGATACAACGAAGGCAGTGGTGCTGTCAGGCGCAAAGTCCCACAGGCCACGGATTGGACCGTTGCCGATTGACGCCAGCAGGCGCAGCCCTGGCGCACGGTTCAGAAACGCAGGCTCTAGTCCACCCTCGGGGATGACCTCGGGGAAAAGATTGATCATTCTGGCGTCCGCAGCGTTGATGCTGCGGGTGACGTAGGACGATCCAAGTATAGGGGACTTTATGATATACTCCTATTCATGTTAAATGGAGTCAAGCTATGGAAACGTGGAAACCAGTTTTGGACTTTGAAGATTTGTACGAGGTGAGCGACCTTGGAAATGTGCGCAGGATTGCCAGAAGCAAGACGCTTGATGCCGCCAAAATCCCCGAAGCCAAGCATATGTTTGAGCACGGTGCCACCCTTAAACAAGTTGCTGATTTTTTGGGCACCAGCATACCCACGGCCCATTCTATCAAGCTGGGTAAGACTTGGGCCGGTGACGCAACTTACAGACTTGTCAAGCCGCAATTGTTGAAACATTATTTTGTTGCAAGTCTTTGCAAAGACGCCAAATACACGCGGCGCGGTGTGCATCGCATGGTGTGGGAAGCGTTTAACGGGCGTATTGAAGGCCGATTGGAAATAAACCACAAAGACCTTGACCGCGCCAACAATCGACTGGATAACTTGGAAGTTGTCACGCATCAGCAAAATCTTCAACACGCAATCGACGCCTACAAGGCCAAAGGGCTTTTGCGGGCGGTTAAGGGTGTGAAAGGGTTTATTGCTGGTAAGCATAGTAAGTATGACAACAGTTGACTACTATATTTATTAAAAATTGCCACTGTAGATGTTGAAACGCTGACGATTGGACACCAATGCGTAGGGCATGGACATCACATCGTATGGGTTGTTAATGCGCTTGAGGTTGCGCTTGCTGGTCATGGCGATGCGTTGCACCTGTGGGCTTGGCTCCACGCCAAACTCAGGTGCGATCTCCATTGCCAAGTTGTAGGCAAACGCCCGCATGTAGCCCGGGGGGAAGAACAAATCCGTGCTCAGTGTGGCAGGTTGCGTCAACTCTTGCACCGAGATGAAGTGCCACTCCAGCAACTGCGTTGGCCGGGGGTAGATGTACATCTCCACGTTGGGGAACGTGTTGTTGACGAAGATGACCTGCGGGAAGGTCGATGTCGAGGTCTTGACAGCGATGCCGTTGTACTGGTCTTGGTTGATGATTTTGATGCCGTACGACACGCCACTGGGGGCGCGGAAGTAGGTGCCATCATCAAGTTGGATTGGGCGGTTGCCCACAAAGTCACCAGAGGGGCCAAGGGTCTGTTTGATCTGGCCCACGGGCCAGTTGAACACTTGGTCTTGGGTGCAGAACACAGACAGACGCTCGGTATTCCACGAGTCGATCATCTGGTTCATTGCAGTCAAGGCATCCTGACTGGTAGCCGCTGACGCCGTTTCACCTTCGGCAAGAATACCGAGCAGCCTGAGTGCTCGGTTGATCTGGTCGCCCGCGGTATAAGCCATGTTATTTCCCTTCGGATTCGTCGCTTGCCGAAGTCAAAAAGGATGGGACTTCGTTGGGCTGTTCGATGGATTGATCGGTCACTTTGCGGGTGTACTTGCGCTTTGGCGCTTCGACTACCGGCTCAGATGCCACCTCGACAGGTGTGTCAGGATTGTACCGTGTCCAGCCGTTTTTTTCATCATTGACGATTTCAGCTTCGTTGGTAGCAACTTTGGCACCAAACTCAGAGTGTACAAGGACAATGTTCATTCAAATCTCCATGTGAAAACGGGGCCGAAGCCCCGTTTTACCAGTTGCTCAAGAATTAAGCAACGCGATAGATTGAGTACGCTGCGTCACCTGTTTTGCGGAAACGGAACGTACCAGATGTG